CCAGCATTTCGATAAGAATCTCTACCTGCCTCTTTCTCGCAGCAGCCGACGCAGCAGCCGACGCAGCATCCCTCGCAGCCATCGCAGCCCACGCAGCAGCCGACACCGCAGCCGACGCAGCATCCCTCGCAGCATCCCTCGCAGCATCCCTCGCAGCCCACGCAGCAGCCGACGCAGCATCCCTCGCAGCAGGCCTCGCAGCATCCCTCGCAGCAGGCCTCGCAGCATCCCTCGCGGCAGCCAATTCTTCACTACTTGCCTCCCCATTTGCGTAGCGTTCCGTTACCTCAACTGCATACCTGCTCCTTTCATCAGTGAGCAGATGCCATACCTCACGCACACTTTTGCAGCCAAACAGCCGTAATGTACGATCATCAAGGATGCCTTGTCTGGTGGCCGCCCAAATCTTATCCGCATCGGGTATGCGTTCATCCTTCAAAATGTCAAGAATAGTGCCATTAAAGTCACCGTACTTCTCCTGCGGTGAATAGCAGGGGTCGAATTGGTCAAAGTCTGACCATGTGAGTTGTTTCATATTTCTTTTATTTCTGTTGAGTTGTAAACATCGTAAATCTCTTGCAGTTCCCGTGCGTAGTCGTACGAAAAGCAGCAGTACACTTTCAAATCGTCATGCCACAGGCCGTCTTCATCCATGAATTGGCCGAGGCTGTTTGTGATGCAGTATGATTTTCTCATTTTGTTGTTGTTTGGTTATGCAAATGTATGCAACAAATTGCACCTGTCAAGAAAAACTTTTACGGATTATCGCAAACGGCAGTGTAACAATTTGCATTTATCGCAAAACGTACTATCTTTGCATTATGGACATGGTACTGATTGAAGGGCAGGTTGAAGGTCTGCGCACCCGTGTTGACGGCACAATAGCTGTCACTATTGGTACACAGGAACTTGCGCCCGACACCGCAGCGGCCATTTTTACGCTGAACCGTCGCCACGTCCACGCCCTTTTGAAATCCGACCCTGTTACCGACATTGAGCAACGCGCAGTTGCAGAATTAAGCAAGGAATGGGAAAGCGCAAAGTCACCCGCCAGCAGATTGAGGGGCGTGTTATATCGGGTATGGGAGCAGACAGAAACAGGTCACAGCACATTTGATACGTTCTACCTTGCCGAAATGGAGCGGATAATTAAGCACTACAAAGAAAAGTTGGTATGAATGGCCAATCATGCAACCGATAATACGCCCGGACAGAATGAAGCAGGAAAAAGAAATAAGTCACAAAAATTGGGTTGAACCATTGCCCATGACGGCAACGACACCCAAAGGTCGCAAATACAGATATGCTTGTGTAATTCAAGACTGTGGTGACCACGTTGTTGAAGTTAGAGTCGGCAAGGCTATTGATTGTTATGGCGTATATAGTTGGTCATTTGGCGACATGCAGGATTTGGGGGCCAAAATTGATGATGCGATTGACACGATGATTGAATTTATCAATAGGCATGGATAAAGAACTAAACATAGGAACAGCCGTCAGGTTTGAATATGGCGTAAATCCCGAAAAGGGAAAGATAATGCACGGCACAATTATACCCATGCCCCATGCACAAATGAGCAGATTTGCAGACACACACTACTGCGTTAAGCCGTCGCCAGTTCATCCTGAATATGGTGGTATCGCATGGGTTCTCGTTCCGAAAGATGAAGTTGTCACGGGATGAAATACTTGACCAAATGGCACGGGCGCAATGGTTCAATGACCTTTGCCGTAATGTTGGCGGTGATATTGCCGATGATTTACGTCAGCACTTGTTACTCCAATTCTGCGAAATGGACGGGGAAAAGTTGGCGGGGCTGCATGAACGGGGTGACCTCACCTTTTACTGCGTTAGATCGGCCTGCAATGCCGTCAGGGGTAATAACTTTACGCAGTTCTACAAGCAGCACATGGCAGTCAGTCACAGCTTACCCGATAACATCGAACAGCCAGACAGCGAATATACCGATACAACGGACGTCATGCGCCAGGCAACGGGGCGGGTATGCTTTAAAGCCGTGGCCGATGAACTGCGCAGGGCTGAATGGTACGTCCGTAAGATATGGGAACTTTACAGCGGGGGTATGTCAATGCGGGCTATCAGCATAAAGACGGGCATTAATTACGTGGAAATTCAGGAAGTAATAAACACAACAAAGGGCTATATAGTAAGAGAGTATGACCGCCTCAATCGTTAACATATTATCACTTGCCTGCGCTTGCGTGTTGGCATCGCGGTACTTCTTCCCGCCTGTAATATCGTTTATTACGGGCAAAACATCGCTACAACGTGAATCAGTCAGACCGTTTGAATGCGGATTCTGCCTGTCATTCTGGGCGGGGGTGTTTATCATTGACCCGCTGAGTGGATGCCTTGTTGCTGTATGTGGGGCTTTTATCGATAGAAACCTATGAGAGAATTAGCACTTGAACTAAAAGACGTTTACGCAACCTTGCAACGGACGGGGCAATTTAAGATTTCACAGGAAATGTACAACCGCATAAGCGAGGCATACAAGAAAGAAAATGGCAAGGCACTACCCGCCTGCCGAACCTGTCTGATGGATTACGTTAAAAAGATAGTGAGGGAACATGGCAATTAAAATCGCACACGGGGGCAACGCTGGGGATTTGATTTACTCCCTGCCAGCAATGCACAAGGCATCGCAGATAAGTGGTCAACCTGTCGAATTAATCCTACGCACCAACGTGCCGGGCAAGTACAATTTTCAGCACCCGCTCGGAAGCGTACAAATGAACGACAAAATGGCAGCAATGTTAGAACCGCTGTTATTGTCAACTGATTTTATATTGTCTGTTCAAATTGTGGACTACCGCGAAGCACCGAAGCCCGATTATGATTTTGACCTGTTCCGCAAGTTTCACAACTACACCGGACACATCAGCCAATGGTATTTTCACATTTACCCCGAACTGACCACGGACTTATCCATTCCGATTCACTTTGATTTGTCAGCGGTAAAACCTGACCGCCCGATATTGCTGAACCGCACAAACCGATACCACAACCCTACTTTTGATTATTCAATACTTCGCCCGTGGCAGCACCTTATCACCTTTGTAGGGTTGCCCGAAGAGTACAGGATAATCAGCGCGAAACTGCCAGACATCACACACACGCAAGTCAGCGACTTTGCAGAACTTTACCAACTTATTAAGGGGTCAGAACTTTTTATCGGTAATCAGTCTATGGCCTACGCAATAGCAGAGGTTAGCAAACAGCAGCGGATTGTCGAAGTATGCCCCACGGCAAACAACGTCATCCCAACGGGCGCAAACGGATATGGTGCATTCACCGCGCTTAACTTGATACAATTAATGAACAAACTATATGGCAGAGACAAGCAAAGCACACAGCCGCAGAGTAAATGAAGGCTTTTATCAAAAGTACATCAAAGGACACGGCATTGACATTGGATGCGGGCGCATAGATACGCATGATGGGGCAGATACTATCAGCGTTGATAATTGCGTTCACCACGATAAGGACACCTGCGATGCCACCACAATGGATGCGTTTGCAGATAATACGTTTGACTACGTTTATTCATCTCACGTCCTTGAACACATCAGCGACCCCGTAACAGCATTAAAGAATTGGCACCGGATATGCAAGCCGGGCGGGTGGGTAATTGTTAGCGTGCCGCACCGCGACCTGTACGAGCGCAAAAAAGAACTGCCTTCAAAGTGGAACGCAGACCACAAGTTTTTCATCATGCCCGACCAATGTGAACCGCCCCACACTTTCAGCATGACGGGATTAATGGCAGCGGCAGGGATTGACAACTACGAACTCAACATCCAAAACACCTGCACAAATGTTGACCGCCCCGAAGAACATGGAAACGGGGAATACAGCATTGAAGTGATATGGCAGAAATCTAAACTGCGCGGACGTAAACCAAAATCGTAATGGCAAAGGTAGGCAGACCGCGGAACTTTGAAACGCCCGAAGATTTATGGAAGGCGTTTACAGAATATCAGACATGGATAGCGAAGAACCCTATCCGCAAGATGGTTTTTGTAGGTAAGGACGGGGCAAGAGATTTCGAACTTATAGAACGTCCATACAGCATGGAAGGGTTTGAGGTTTTTTGTTGGGAAGAGTACGGGCAGATTGACCAATATTTCAAAAATGTGGATGGCAGATACTCCGAATTTATACCCATCTGTTCGCACGTAAAGAAATTAATCCGTGAACAACAAATCAGCGGAGGCATGGCGGGAGTGTACAACCCCAGCATCACACAGCGACTTAACGGACTGACCGAAAAGACGGAGAATAACACAACCCTGACGGGAAAGATTGACATAACACTTGATTTAGGAGAATGAAATACATCAACATTATTGGACTTATTTTGTCCACGCTTGCACTTGGATTTTCGTGCGCATCATTTTTGGTACCCACATTTCACGTTACTGCATGGGAGTGGACTCGTGAGATTTTGACATGGCTTTACTTTTTGTTAGCCACAATATATCAATCTCGCAAATGAAGATATTAGCACTTTGGGAAGGTATGAGCGGGGTTGAATACCACCGCCTTTATATCCCGCTGAAACGATTGCAGATTGACCACGTGGTTGAGGTGAGTATATCCCAGAACTTCACACGCGATGGACTGCCCGCGCTGAAAGATTATGACCTTGTAATCTTCAATCGCTACATGGGTGAGCTGCATTACGAGATACTCGAAACCCTTGCCCGATACGGAGTGCCTTACATTGTGGATGTTGACGATTATTGGGTACTGCCAAAAGGGCACCCGACCTACAAATGGTTTAGGCTTAATAACGTGAAGCAGGCTATCATTGACGGCATGAAGTACGCAGACGGTGTCACCTGCACGACTGAGGCATTAGCCGCAAAAATACGGGGAATAAATCCGCACGTTTCAATTCTGCCGAATGCGTTAGACCTGACAGACGAACAATGGTTGCAACCGAAACAGCAGCGGGACGTTATGACCTTCGGGTGGGTGGGTGGTCTTACACACGCGGACGACATTCAGATTATCAGCGATGCAATAAACGCCATGTGTGACAAGTGGGGTGACAGGGTTAGGTTTGTACTTTGCGGGTGGATGCCTAACAATTGGATGTGGGATTCTATTCTTTACAGGTTCAATGGTGGCAGCACGACACTACGCCCGCAGGTGGTGGTCAGTCAGGCGCAAGCCCCGAATGAATACGGCAATTTTTACCGCCTGTTTGACGTGGCATTAGCCCCGCTGGCAGAAACAACATGGAACGGCTGCAAGTCTGAATTAAAGATAGTGGAGGCGGCAGCGTATGGCCTGCCCGTCATTGCATCTAACGTTTCACCATACACAAACCATGCAGACAACAAGGGCGTTCAGTTGGTAGAAAACAGAACCGATGCGTGGTTTAGGGTTATGGATTGGCACATGACCAATGACGTGAAACAATACGGTATTATCAATCAGGTGTATTGTCAGCAGCACCACAACCTTGAAACGATAAACGCTAAACGATTGGAATTCTATGCAAATCGCATACAAAAGACCGTTCGTAACTGAATATCAAAGGCGCATTATAGACAGCCCTGCAAGGTTTACCGTAACTGCTGCCAGCACAAAGACGGGTAAAACGGCATCTCATATCATTTGGGATTTTGAGCAGGCATTGCAGTTGAAAGCAAATCAGCGGGTTTGGTGGGTTGCCCCCGTTTACCAACAGGCAGAGATAGCATTTAACCGTATGCGTTCACAGGTAACTGTTAAAAACTTTTTTAAGGTCAATGAAACGAAGCTAAGACTTACACTCCCAACTGGCGCAATAATGGAATTTAAGTCAGCGGAGAAACCGGATAACCTGTACGGGGATGATGTCTATGCCGCTGTGTTTGACGAGTTCACACGGGCAAGGGAAGAGGCATGGTTTGCGCTGCGTTCTACACTGACCAAAACGCAGGGCAAGTGCAAGTTTATCGGAAACGTAAAAGGGAAAAAGAATTGGGGGTATAAGTTAGCCGAACGGGCAAAGGCTGGAGAAAAGGATTACGAGTTCCACAAAATCACAGCATGGGATGCCGTAGAAGCGGGTATATTATCCCGTGAAGAGGTATTGCAGGCGCAGCGGGATTTACCGCCCCATGTGTTCAGCGAGTTGTATTTAGCGGAACCCACCGAAGACGGCAGCAACCCTTTCGGCCTCACGTTTATTCAGAACTGCATCAAACCGCTGTCAACTAAACCTGCCCAATGGTATGGGGTGGATTTGGCGAAATACACAGACTGGACTGTCATTGTAGGACTTGACGAAGATTTAAACGTCTGTTATTTTGAGCGTTTCCAAATGGATTGGGCGCAGACAGAGAAACGCATAATAGAAGTAGTGCAGCGCACCCCGGCCATGATTGATTCAACAGGCGTTGGTGATCCCGTGGTCGAAAAGATACAGCGGTCATGCCCGAAGGTGGTGGGGGTTAAGTTCACCAGCACGAACAAGCAACAAATGATGGAGCAACTGACTGGTGACGTTCATGCCGCGCTGATTGGATTTCCCGAAGGCGTGTTGGCTGACGAAATGCGGAACTTTGAATTTGAGCAGACGGCAACGGGAATGAAGTACAGCGCACCAAGCGGACTGCATGATGACAGCGTCTGCGCGTTAGCACTTGCGCGGATGTGCAGTATTAAGAATAGAAAGGGTATCTTTGTAATAATATGAAACTTCCAAAGGATTGGCACGGGGTAACGTTGGGGCAATTTCAGCAATTGCAGAAACTAACAGAACCGTCATTTGAAAACAATGTAATTACATTGTCTATACTTTCAGGCAAAACTATTGAACAGATTGAGGAACTGCCATTAAATACAATTCAGGATGCCATAGCCTCGCTGTCATGGATGAATGAACTGCCCATTTACAAGGGTGTTAATCAGTTCAGGCACGGAAACAACGTTTATCGCTTTGTAGCGAATAAGCACGACCTTGCGGCACATCAATGGATAACCGCACAGGACTTGTTCAGCGGTGGTAATTGGGTGGACAACCTGCATAAAATCATGGCAGCGTTAGCGGTACGCCACAGGCTTATCATGCCCAAGCGTTTCAACATCACAGCAGCGGAGTTTGAAGATACGGCCAACCTGTTTCGAGATAAGATGCCCTGCACCATTGCGTACGGATACGCGCTTTTTTTTTCGGCCTACTTTCCCAAATCGCTGGAAGTTACCCGAGCCTATTTAGAAGCAGAGGCGAAGAGGCTGATGCAGATGAAAGGCTCAAAGACAGAATAGCAATAATATGGCTGACCACCATTAACAGGTTGGCAAAGGGCGATAGAAGCAAATGGCAGTACTACCTTGACATGCCGGTGGTGGAGTTCCTGAACGCTGTCAGCTTTGACAATGAGCAGCACAGGGCAAGGCGGGAACGGTTGGAACGGGCGGCACAGGACGCCAAGAACGCAAAGGATGGTCAGGTGTATATGATAGCACTCTTGCAAGAATTACTTTTCTAAGTGTGAGCATCAGTAAATCACAACTTGACGCGCTTAACCGCGGACTGCTGGACAAGTTCGGCAAGGCATCAAACGACCCTACACTTAACGAGGGCGGGCTGATGGGCGAGATATTGCAGAACGTGGCGCAGCGATTGATTGAAGAACTGCGTAAAGACATTGAAGAAAAAAAACTGACAGGAACCCGCAACCTTACACAAAGCATTGATTCATCGCGGGCGGTTGAAGTTGCCGATGGGGTGTCGGTAACGATTGATATGAATAAGTATTGGCCATACGTTGAAGACGGAAGGGGAAAAGGTAACAGGCCACCGATAGCGAGCATCGAGGAATGGATTAGTGCAAAGGGCATACAGGTTAGGCAGTCGGCAAAGGAAAGCACACAATCGGTTTTAGAAAGGCGCAGATCGCTTGCCTATGCCATAGCATCAAAGATAGCAAAGCGCGGAACAATTAAGCGTTTTGGTTACAAGGGCGGCAACTTCATCAAAGACGTACTGACACCCGACAATATAGACATCATAGCGCAGCACCTTTCAGAAATGGCGGGCAAGAAGATTGAGTTATACGTCAGTGTGGAATAACCGCGCCCCCTACTTTTATAGGTGTGGCAATTACCATTGAACAATCACCGCAGGATTACACACCCGTTTATGGTGACATTATCTATGTAGTAAGCAGCAACAACTACGCAAACACTAACTTCAAGTTTGTGGCCGTGGTTAAATCCGGCAGCACTACACTTGCGAAACTGAAAGCACCGATACTCTACGGAACAACCGACAAGGGAGTGTTCAACATTTCGCAGATCCTGCGCAACTATGTGACCTACGATTACACAAACACGCTGACAGCGGTTGCCAAGTGTTCAAACAGCTATGTAAGTTATTCGGTAGAGTTTGGCGAGGAATACGGAACCACACCCGCTGAGTATTTGGCACTCACCACCAGCAGCGGCAAATGGGCGTGGAACGGGGTTATACCTTATATCAGCGTTAACAGCCCGCTTGACTATGTCTGCACTTCGGATTCTGCAAAGTTCCTGACACGGGTAAGGCAGCGAAGGGTGTCAATGTTGCAGCGGGATTACCTGTATTTCATTGCGGGGGCGACTACTGACGTTGCTGTGATTGAGGTCAAGGCATACAACGCAGCAGGCACATTACTTGCTGACAGCGATATAAGCCAGCCGTTCGACGGCAACCCAGCAGATGAATATATGCTTAGGGTGGCAGCAGGGCCGCTGAACCTTAACAGCATTGTGCAGGCGCAACTTATCAGCGGCACAGAGGGGAACCTTATCCCCGCGAGTACAGCATATTATACGATGCAACTGCACGACAACGCGGCACCACCGCCAACGTATCTGTCCGAATTGTACCGCTTTGACGTTGTAGAAGAGTGCAGCAAATACGACACGCACTACCTGTATTTCCTAAATCCGTTAGGCGGCTTTGAATCGGTGCGGTTTAGCTACGCATCAAAAGACATTTACAGTGTGGAGCGCAAGCAGTTCAAGCGGAATAACTACACCTATGACGGCAGCAGCTACTTTCTCGACCCGACTAAGCACGCGATGACAAACTACCACATTGAGAAAAAACAGCAGGTAGTTCTGAACACGGGTGCGTTAAATGATACTGAATGGGAATGGTTACAAGACCTGATAGCATCGCCCGTGGTTTTCTATGACGGCAATAACCCCGTCAATATTGTGGACACTAAATACGAGGTTAGCCCGCAGTTTGAGCCCAACAGCCTGACCGTTACCATTGAGTTTACCGAACCCGAATATAGTCAGACCGTATGAACAATGTAAGGTTAGTTTGCGGCAGTCAGGCGGTAGACCTGCCAACGGATTTCGGTATTCTGATAAACAAGGCCATTGCCGACATTCGGGAGCCTGAACAGCGCAGCAGCGATTGGAGTAAGACGTTTACCCTGCCAGGAACGAAGGCGAACAATAAATTGTTTTCGCACCTGTTCCAACTTGACCTGAGCATCCGCAACACCAGCAGTACACAATTTAACCCCGACTTTAACCCGAACCTGAAAGCCCCTGCGGTTCTGTATGTTGACGAGGTAAGTCAGATTGAGGGATTTATACGCCTGCTGAATATCAAAGTGACAGACCGCGGTCAGGTGGAATATGAGTGCAGTATGCACGGACAGTTGGCAGATATGTTCGCAATCATTGCCGATGCCAAGTTGTCAGACCTTGACTTCACAGAGTACAACCACACGATTACCAATACCAACATCTTTAATTCGTGGGATACGCAGGTAATAAAGAACGGCAGCGGTTACGTGAACTTTGCCAGCGGTTCGCCCATTGGTGAGGGCTACGTTTACGGTTGGGTGGATAACGGTAACTATGCCAACTATAACAACCTGTACACCGATGACATGACGGTTTACCTGTACGCCAAGAACGTGGTGGATAAGATATTTAGCGGGGCGGGGTATGGGTATAGCAGCGGCAGTTTCTTTAATTCTGCGCAGTTTAAACGACTTGTCGTGCCGTGTTCAACCCGTATGCCCATACTGACCGAATCGCAGGTTGCTAACAGGTCGTTTGAAGGGCAAAGCAGCGGAACACCTACCTACACAGCGGGGCAAAAGATAAACTTTGCAACAGAAATATCAGACCCTTCATCGCAGTATGACAATGCAACGTCTATTTTCACAAACGGGTTCAGCGGGCAACGATATGATTTCTATTTTGTTTCTGACTTCACAATTACATCGTTAACGGCTAACACGGACTATGCTATTGAATACGACTTAGTAATTGATGGGAGCCTATATTTTACAAGTACACATTACTTTGCCACGGGCGTAAGCACGACATATTCAGACGTTTTAGACGTGATTTGGCAGGGATTCAGGCTGAATGGTGGGCAAACCGTTCAGGTGCAGTTGAAAGGCATTTATGAGTTTGTCCCTGCGCTCAATAGGTATGTTGGCCCGATTACTACTGCAACCTATACGCAGAACGCTAACAGCGCATTTGCTAACAGGGTTGACAATAGCAGGGCGGGGTATAACGATACGATTGATTTTACAGGTTTCTTTTCTGACGAATCAAAACAGCGCGACTTCCTCAAATGGCTGTTTGTTATGTTCAACCTGTACGCTGAACCCGATCCAGACAACCTCAAAACGCTTGTTGTCAAACCCCGCGAAGAGTTTTATAACAGCACCGTCCGCGATTGGTCACAGAAACGCGACATATCGCAGCCGCTCGAAATTATCCCGATGGGTGAACTTGACGGCAACAGATACACCTTCACCTATTCAGAAGGGGATGACGAGGGCAACAAAGAATACAAACAGGACTTTGACCGCATCTATGGTGACAGGCGTATAACCGTTACCAACGACTTCCAAAAGGATGAGAAAAAGATTGAGGTTGGGTTTGCGCCTACGCTCGTTTATACCTACGCGGATAAGACGTTCCCGTTCATCGGAACAACTAACGATGATGAAAAGACCAACACGGGCAAGTTAAGGATAATGCAGTTTAAGGCGAAGACGTGCGCATCATACACCGTTTACTACGGAACAACGGGCAGCACATCGTCAACAACTAAAACCACATACCCCTACATGGGGCATTTGGATGACCCGTTAGCCAGCAGCACCGATATTAACTTTGGTATGCCGCGCAGGGTTAATCTGCCAATTTCAACCCCGTACACAAACAACAACCTTTACAACGGCTATTGGTCTAAGTACATGGCCGAGATTACCGACAAGGATAGTAAGATAGTTCGCGGTGCGTTCCACCTGTCACCTGCCGACATGGAAAAACTGTCATTTCAGGATTTATACTACTTTGACAGAAACTATTTCAGGCTTAATAAGATTGAAGATTACGACCCCGTAAACCCGTCCGTCAATATCTGTGAGTTCCTGTTCCTTAAAACGGGGCAGACGTTCACGGCATCCACGGGGAACACAGGCGGTGGCGGTCAGCAGGGCGGTGGAGTTGACACGGAATATGACCCGACAGGCGGTGGCGGCAATGGTAAGGTCATCAAAGACAAGGGATTCAGCAACGGGCGCAATAACGCAATCGGTGACGGTCTCGCAGTCGGTGACAATATCAGCAACTTCGGCAGGTCAAATACAGCGTTGGGCGGTTCGGGTGTTGTCTTCGCTCCGGGATGTGAACGGGCGGTTGTTATCGGTGGCGGTGTGCAGTTTGTCAATAGTGATGAGGTATGGATTCGGGGCAAAGAAGTAACAGCATCTAATTTCAGCACTAATGGTGTGACGGTTGTTAGTTCGGCATCCCCATACACAGCACTTGCCATGGATGAAATCATTGTGATAACAACGGCAGGGGCTTATACGGTCAACCTACCCGCAGCGGCAGACGTGCCAAACAAAATCTATACAATCAAAAAGGGAAGCAATGACGGGGGCGGGGTAACGGTGAGCGCATCGGACAACATAGACGGTTCAGCAACCTATACCATAGCAACTTATAACGATGTCATCCGGTTAGTTTCGGACGGTTCAACTTATTACATAATCAGCAAATAATGGCAAAGACCACAGTAGCAATAGACTTACAGGCCACCACGTCAGGGGCGCAATCTGTAAAGTCACTCAAACAGGAGATAAAGGAAGCACAGGCAGAGGCCGTACAACTCGCCCGCAAGTTCGGTGATTTCAGCCCAGAGGCGACAAAGGCAGCGCAGCGGGTGGCGAAGTTGAAGGACGAAATGGGGGATTTTCAGCAGCGGGTGGCAGCGTTAAACCCTGACAAGTTTCAGGCTATTGCGGGGATTACGCAGGGCATCGCGGGCGGTATATCTGCCATGACGGGCGCAATGGCGTTGTTTGGCAGCGAATCCGAAGACGTGCAGAAACTCATGGCAAAGGTGCAAGGTGCTATTGCATTTAGTCAAGGGGTGCAACAAATTATGGACTTGCGCAATTCCTTTGGTGCGGTGGCTACAATGATAAAGACAAATGTTGTTGCAGCGTTCACCACGTTAAAGGGCGCAATGATAGCAACGGGCATAGGCGCTGTTATTGCGGGCGTTGCCGCGCTGATTAATTACATGGATGACCTTGCCGATGCCACACAACGCGCAGCGGATGAACAGGAACGTCTGAACAAATACTATGACCAAGTGTGGGCAAAGGACGACATGGATACTAAAATCCGTATCGCCAACGCAAAGGCGCGGGGTGCATCGTCAGAGGAACTTTACAAGATTGAGCGCAGGAACATTGAGCGCAGGATTGAAGACCTGACCTATGAAATAGCACAGGGCAAAGACTTTAACGCGCAGCGTGATATGCTTTATAAGCAGTTGCAGTTGTTGGATGCCGAACATAACGCATCTATGGCAGAACAGCGCACAGCGGCAGAAAAGGAACGGCAGGCAGCACATAAAGAACTGATTGAGCAGCGCAAAAAAGAGGCGCAGGAACTCATTGACCTTGAAGCAGAAATACAGGCTCAGGTAGGAAAGACAAACAAAGAACGCAGAGAGGAAGTACAGGACGAAATTGCCGCAGGTGATGCCGAGTGGCTGATGAACACGCAGGAATATCAGGCCGAAACAATGGCTAAGTTCCGCGAACAGGACGAACAGAAACAGCGGGAATATGCAGCCAAAATCGCAGCGCAGCGGCAGGCGTGGGATCGCGAGCAACTGAAAAACGAACAGGCAGCACAGCAGCAGCGCGTAGCATTAACCGCTGACGGATTTCAGGCTATTTCGCAACTTGTCGCAGGCTTTGCCGGACAGAGTGAAGCACAGCAGCGCAGGGCATTTGAGATACAAAAGTTATCCAATATAGCGCAAACCATTGTGGAGACATTCAGCGCGGCACAGGGCGCGTATCGTTCACAGGTGGCAATACCTACACCTGATGCCCCAGTACGTGCAGCAGTTGCAGCAGGTATCGCAGTTGCGCAGGGTTTGGCACGGGTGGCCGCTATCAAAAATACTAAGTTCGGACAGACGGGCGTTGGTGGCGCGACAGGTGGCGGTGTGGCAAGTTCGCCAACATTTACCCCAACCACTTTCGGCAGCCTACCCGATGAAGCAGGGCAGTTCGCAGGCATGGGGCGTGTCTTCGTCCTTGAAGGCGACATCACCAAAACGCAATCACGCGTTCGCAGGCTTAGAAATACGTCAGTCGTTTAAACCCTACTTTTACTGATATGGATTTACCTGTTTACCGCATTGTAGTTAATGAAGACGATGACACGGGCGTGGAGTTCGTGTCATTGGTGGATAAGCCCGCAATACAGAAAGACTTTTTGGCTTTTAACGAGCGGCAGCGATACGCCATACAATCAGAGGAAAAGCGGATAGTAACCGGCCCCGCTATGTTGGCCGACCTTCCGATATACCGCTATGATGACCAGCGCGGGGAATACTATGTCACATTTGACGCGCCCACCATTTGGACAATCGCAAAGAAGTTTGTCCGCACAGGATCTTATAAGGCGGTCAACACAGACCATGCCGATATCGTGGACAGCGGTGTTCACATGATTGAAAGCTATTTTATAGACCGCGAGCGCGGAGTGATGCCCCCGAAAGGGTACGAAGATGCCAAAGACGGGTCATGGTTCATGTCCTATCTTGTTGACAACAACGACATATGGGCGAATATCAAAGACGGCAAGTGGAAAGGGTTTAGTGTAGAAGGTTTGTTTGACATGGAGTACGACCGCAGCATTGAGACTATGTTGCAGGAAATCAATCAGTTACTCCGAAATTTTACATAATTGTTCAGCCATGCACTTTTAAACGTGTATGGATATCAAAGAACAACTGAACGAAATGAAAGGCAACCTGTCTGCATTTATGGCAGAGGTGCGCCAAAAGTTCAGCGCAGAACCCGTACAGGAACCCGCCTCCGCTGCATTTGGTGAAGTCACACTTGTTGACGGAACCGTTGTGGTATTTGAGGGTGAAGAACCTGCTGTTGGTGTTGCGCTGAATGTAAAAGGTGTGGACGGTGTTACCCCCGCGCCTGACGGTGTTCACGAAACCGAATCCGGTCTGCTGATTACCACCAAAGACGGTGTAATTGAAAGCATTGAACCGAAGGAGATGGAAGAACCCGATGACGATGGAACGCCTGCTGAATTTGCAAGCCTTGAACAATTTGACGCACTCCGCGCTGAAAACGAGGCTATCCGCAATGAAGTGGCCGAACTAAAAAACACAATGATTAGCATCCTCGGCAAGGTTGAGGAAACTTTCAGCGTGTTTGACAAGTTCGCATCGCAGACCCCTGAGCCTGCCGAAAAGCCCTTCGGGTTCAGAAAAGTAGAAAAACAGGATGCACTTAAAGGCTTTGCATCAGCATTCAAAAACATTCAAACAAACTAATAACTATGGCATTTGAAGTATCAGGTCTTGGTAATTATACCAAAGAGGAGCGTCTGCAACTCCTGACCGAAGCAATGTTTGCAGCTAAAACCGCCCGCCTGCTTAGCGGTGCTGGTCAAGTCGTACCGGGCATCAAGTCTGCCGAAATTCTGCCTATCCTGAACAGCGATGTTTATTTTCAGGCTGACGGCTGCGGCTATACTGCCAGCGGAACCACCACCATCACTAAACGCACCCTGACCGTGGGTAAGGTGAAAATTGAAGAAACCCTTTGCCCCAAAACTCTGGAAGCTAAATACACCCAGAAAGGTCTGGCCGCTGGTGCGCCTGTTGACCTCGGTGTGTTTGAACAGCAGATCGGAGCTGAAAAGGCTGCAAAGATTGCCGAAAGCATCGAAACTGCTATCTGGCAGGGCGACAGCACAGGCGGCAGCGGTAACAACGGCTATTGGGACGGTTTCCTGACCATTCTTGACGACCTCGGATATGGTGGCGCAGGTGACCCAATCAAGGGCAACGTGGCCGATGCTTACGCATCTATCACTGCATCAAACATTGACGACATCATCATCACCATTTACGGAGTTATCCCCGCTGAACTGCTGGGCAAATCTGACCTGTTCATGGCAATGGGAACCGACACCTTCCGTCTGTATCGTCAGTGGCTGGTAACTGCTAACCTGTTCCATTACCCTGCCAACGAAACCGCAGAGATGGAAATCGTTGACCCTATCACCGGAATTAAAATCTACGGTCTGCACGGCATGAACGGAACCAACAAAATCGTTGCCGGTCTGTGGTCTAACTTCTTCCTCGGAACCGACATGATGAACGAAGAAGAAGATTACAAATTCTGGTATTCACAGGACAATGATGAGGTACGATTCCGCGCTTGTTTCAAGTACGGTTGTCAAATCGCGTTCCCTGCTGAGGTTGTTTACTTTAAACTCCCCTGATTCTAAATAGATGTTAAACCCGAAGGGTGGGGTATAAACACCTCACCCTTTTTTTATAACAAACAAAAATGAGTTGCGTATTAACCACAGGATTTACCCTCGACTGCAAAACAGCCGCAGCGGGTATCAAATCAATATGGCTTGTTGAATGGGATGCACAGGCAACCCTGACCAAAAGCAGCGGAGAGGTGTCAGCCCACACCCTTGACGGTGGCAAATCTTACTTCAAGTATGAATTGGAGAAAGAAACCGCCTCAATGACTTGGCGTACCATCCCCAGCACCGAAAACGGCACCGTGTTCTACGAAGCCGAATTGGTGGCACGTCTGCACAAAGTAACCACAGCACAGCGGAACGAAATAAAACTGCTTGCACAGAACAGGCTTTTGGCCATTGTTTTGGATGCCAGCGGTGACTATTGGCTGCTGGGTGCTGACTACGGTGTGCAATTGCAGCAGAGCGAGAGCAATTTCGGTCAGGCGTTTGGAGACTTCAAAGGCCATGTCCTGAACTTCTTGCACAAAGAAACTGACCTGCCGCTGAAAGTACAGGCAAGCGTTGTGAGCGGATTGTCATTGACCTAATCCCCCATGTTCATACAGAAAGGGCTGCCGAAAGGTGGCCTTTTTTGTTTAATGACGTGCCGCGCTACTTTTAAGGGTGTGCAGTACATTACTAAGGCAGCGGCAAATACTTTGCTTATCACAGGACGGGAAAAGGTGACAATCACATCACCTGTTTACCTGCTGCGCTTTGTCAGCCAAACCACGGGTGTTGATACCGCTTTCATCGTTTCAGACGTTAGCACCCATCCCGCAAGGTATCAAGAATTTACATTTACCGAAGGCGCAAGCGCCGCAAAGACGTTGCAGGTCGGAACGCATTATTGGTACCTGTATGCACAATCGTCAGCGGTTAACACCGATTATACATTGGCGGATGAACTGATTGATAGCGGGGTTGCCCGTGTCAGCACTACGCACACAGCAGACGAACAGCACGAAGTAAACGTAACAATTAAACAGCATCACATCGGATGAGTTGGCAATTACAAAGGATAGATTTCAGCGAAAGCAAACTGCCTAAGTTCAAAGAACAAAAGCAAAAGGGATTCGTCACCTACGGGGAAAAGAACGACTTTCCGCAATCGCTGATTGAGTTATATAAACGATCACCGAAACATGGGGCGATTGTAAAGCAAAAGGCGCGTTTTGTCGGTGGCGAGGAAACCACTATTGAAGGCAACGCAAGCGCGGGAAGGTTACAAGAAACCGTCAACCCGTTTGAGGGGCTGCAAGACCTTAAAAACAAACTTGCGTTAGACTATGAATTGTTTAACGGGTTTTGCTTTGAGGTGCATTACAACCGCCTCGGTGAGCAGTCGGCGTATTACCATGTTGATTTCAGCAAGGTCAGGACGTTAGACCACACAAAGTATTTCTTTCTTGACGATTGGACAAAGTACAAAGCAGATGATGTCCGCGAATACCCCGCATACAATCCGCAAAGCGCAAAGCCGTTCATGGTGCAGTTGTACTACTACCGCGAATACGATGCCGGTTTAGGCACTTACCCCCTTCCACCCTATATCCACGCGCTGCAATACATAGAGATTGACGTGGAAATTGCCAACTTCCACAACAACAATATCAGAAACGGTTTCAGCAACGGAACGCTGGTGCAGTTGTTCAAGGGCGAACCGACACCCGAACAGGCGCGGGCGTTTGAAAGGAAGTTCAAGGGCAAAACCACAGGAACGGACAACGCGGGCGGGGTGCTGATTCAGTTCAATGAGGGCAACGAAAGACCCGCAGAGGTCAGCCACATTCAGCCGTCTGACATGGACGAGCAGTTTTTGACCCTGAATAATACCGTACAACAAGAGATTTTTATCGCGCACGGGGTAACGTCGCCCATGCTGTTCGGTATGCGTGTAGAAGGTCAATTAGGTGGCCGAAATGAACTGATAGAAGCCTATGAAATATTCCACAAATCGTATGTAAACCACAGGCAAGACAAGCTTGACCGCTGCCTTTCATACGTTTTTGAGGCTGCATATCCGGGCATTGAGTTGGGAACGCAGGATGCGGAACTTATCGGTTTGGATTATGTTGGTCTGTACCAACTTGGCGGCATTACAAACGATGAATTGAGGTCTGAACTTGGCCTGCCTGAATCTGTTAAGCCTGACGTGGGTAGTTCGCAACGTACTATTGAAAGTATCAACAGCCTTTCACCGCTGGTTGCTAATAATGTTCTGCGCCAAATGACTATAAACGAGGTTCGCGGCCTTGCTGGCTTGCCACCTGTTCCAAATGGTGACCAACTTAACACCCCGCCACCCACTGCCGAGGCTTTCAGAGATGAAGCAACAGACGTTAGGCTGTGGTCTGACAACGATATTTCAGTATTTGAAAAGTTCGGGGCCGATGCGTCAGAATTTGAGGCTGTGCCGCTGTACTTTGCCGACCTGACCGCAGACGAATTAAAAGTTTTGGGCGTGGTTAATGGTGACGAAACCGCAAGCGTTAAGGACATCAGCAGCGCGGTAAAGGTGGATGAGGACGAAGTGTTAAAGATTCTGAAAAAGCTGCAAGAGGCTGGCAAAATCAAGTGGACTAACAATGTCGTGAACATCACAGAGATAGGTAAAAAGGCCATCAGCGATGCGGGTGGGGTTGATAAAGTGGAATTACGCTACCGCTACAACGTTAGCCCTAACGCTCCCGAACTGCGCGGACAATCGCGGCCATTCTGCCAGCGTTTGGAAGGGCTAAACAGGCTATACACAAAACAGGACATCGAGCAAATGAGCAGTATTTTGGGCTATGACGTATGGAAACGCAGGGGCGGGTGGTACACCGTACCGGACAGCGACCCACCGCTACACATTCCGCATTGCCGTCATGAGTGGAAACAAGTAATCGTAAGGAGGCGCGGATAATGGCAACATTTGCATTTTTTGTAAGCGAACAGGACGTAAAGAAAAACACGCCCATTGACGAAAATGTAGATTCCAAACTGCTGCAAACGGCAATGAGGGCAGCACAGGACATCTACATTCGTGACATCATAGGCAGTGGCCTTTATGATAAGATTTGTACCGACATTAACGGCAGCGGATTGTCCGGTAACTACCTGAACCTGGTCAATTACTACATAGCCCCCTGCCTTTACCACTACATCATTACGCAGTCAATGCTACCGATGACCTACAAAATGATGAACAAGTCAGTCAGCACACGGACAAGCGACAACGCTAACCCCGTGGATATGGATGCACTTGTCATGATTGAGCGCAGGTATCAGGAAAAGGCGAATTACTACGCTGAAAGGCTGCGGGATTACCTGTGTGAGAATGATGCGGACTTCCCTGAGTTCCTGAATCCCGGCAGCGGTATCGACACCATCCACCCGCATAAGCAGTCATTATTCGGTGGGTTCATTTTGGATTCAGACGATGATTGTGGGCTTAACTACGACTTTCCCAAATGAATAAGGTCAGGATTAAAAACGAACAGAAATTAAAGCAGTTCCTAAATGGTCACAATAAACCAGCTACTAAACGCACTAACGACAGCAGCGGAAAATCACAGGCAGGTAAGGACAGCGGTCGTAAGCATTGACCCTGATCTTAATACGTCTGGTGAAACCACCTATCCGCTGGTGCGTATCTTTCCCGATGGTGCGCAGGTAAACACCGATAAGGTTGTTTTTCGCTTTGCTGTGGCTGTTATGGATATGCACCGCGAAGATTTCAGCGATGCCGTGGAAAGGTTGAGTGATACGCACCAGATACTGATTGACCTTTACAGCACTTTGCGTTATATCTACCGCGATGACAGCGCGGGTAATTGGGTTGTTAATGACACGGCTACCCCGTTCTATGACGACAAAACAGACATTGTGGCAGGTCATGCAATGGTATTCGAGTTCCACGCATCAAACCTGCGGGATTTCTGCGATGTGCCGTCAAATGATTACGACTTCCCCGGACTTGACTTGTCGGGGTTGACGGTGATAGACGGTGGGTATTACAATAGTTCTTATTCAAACACGATTAACGGAGGCATAGCGTGAGTTATATTACTATAAAATTGAGGCGCGGAACGGCAGCGCAATGGACAGCATCAAACCCTGTTTTAGCAGAGGGCGAAGTAGGACTTGAAACCGACACCCGTAAGTTCAAAGTCGGTGACGGGCTGACCGCGTGGTCAAGTCTGAGTTATTGGCAGACGGGCGGTGGCGGTGCTACTGCATTAGATGACCTGTCAGACGTTATCATAAGCGGTGCAGCATCGGGCGAATACCTGCGATATAACGGCACTAATTGGGTAGATGCAACGATACAGGCATCCGACCTGCCAACGGGCATAGATGCCGCAAAGATTGCAAACGGAAATGTCAGCAATACGGAGTTCCAATACCTTGACGGGGTAACATCTGCCATTCAAACGCAGTTGAACGGAAAGGCCACCGAAGGCACGGCAGTTGCGTTTACATCGGTGAACATAAACGGAACGGCAGGGAACGGCCATATCCATTTTAAGCACCAGAGCGGTGATCCTTCGGTGAGTGCTAACAACACCGCAATATGGGCAGACAACGCAGGCGACCTTTACGCAAAGAATGACGGCAACGCAAAAAGCAAGGTATTAACAGCGGCAGAGATAGGAACAACCGTGCAGGCTTATTCGTCTGTATTGGCAAACACTACCGCAAGTTTTACAACCGCAGACGAAACCAAGTTAGACGGCATAGAGGCAGGCGCAGACGTAACAGACGCAGGTAATGTTGGCAGCGCAATTCATGGTGCAACGGGCAAAACCACACCCGTGGATGCAGACACCGTTCCGCTCATTGATTCAGCTGCATCTAACGTCCTTAAAAAGGTTACATGGGCTAATGTCAAGGCAACGCTGAAAAGCTACTTTGATACGCTGTATCAGGCAGCGGGTTCATACCTGACAAGTGCCAACATTACTCAAACAATTACCAACGGGGTAACGGACAAAGCCCCGTCCGAAGATGCGGTATTTGACGCGCTGGCATTAAAGGGTTCATCCACGTTTATAGACTGCATCGGTGGGATTATTGAAACACCCGCAGACGGTGACTATATGTTGGTGGTTAAAATGCCTTACGCGGGAACCATTAACGAAACCGTTACAAAGTCAGCATCGGGAACCTGTACGGCTACCTTTAAGGTAAACACGACTGCATTAGGTGGAACAGCAAACAGCGTAAGTTCTGCCGAACAATCGCAAACCCACAGTAGCAGCAACACATTTGCAGCGGGTGACGATATACAGGTGACTATAAGCAGCAACAGCGCGTGTTCTAAAATGTCATTCAGCATAAAGGTTACGCGGTCAATATGATTTGGTCATACATAAGCGGTGCGCCTTCGTTGTTTTGGGATAAATACACCCTTGCGGGTGCTTACGCCCTGCGCAAACTACGCACAGCCTACACAGGCAGTTGTATTCGCGTAAGGCGGGCGGCTGACAGCTACGAAGAGGATATTGGGTTCAGTTCTAACGTAATTGATAACGACAGGCTTACAGCACTCACCACCGCGCAGAACCTGCTTATTAACAGCGAAGACTTCACAGCGGGTTCATGGGCAAAGACAGCGGGCGCGGTAACAGGTGACAACACAACCGCACCAGACGGAACCACAACAGCGGACAAACTAACAGACGGCAGCGCGATAAACATAAACCAAGCACTAACCACAACGGCAAGTCAAACTTATGTGTTCAGTTGCTACCTGAAAAAGTCTGGCAGCGTAAATAACTGCGACCTGTACATATTCCGTATTGGCACGGGCTTTGTATCACAGGCCACCTTTAATCTTAACAGCGGGACAATCGTATCAGAAACATTCGGCACGGGCGCAACAATTACAAGTGTCGGATCGGGATGGTATCGGTGCAGCGTACAGGGTAGCCACGCGGGTACGTCTACATCATTCGGTGTTTACCAAAGCACAGAGGTATTTGCATGGGGGGCGCAGGTGAATACGTCAACCCTCAAAACATACACTAAAACCACATCTTCAACCATTGACAGCAGTTCGTTGTTCGTTACTAAATGGTATGACCAGAGCGGCAACGGGTACGATTTAGCGCAGACCACAGCAAGCCAACAGCCCCGAATTGCCAATAACGGAACCATTGACACCGAAGGCGGCAAAACCACCATTTACTTTGATGGTTCTAACCATGTATTGTCAAACGGCAGTATAGCGGTAACGCAGGCAAACACAACATACCTTGCAACGAGGTACAGGACAGGAAACGCAAACTGCAACGCAATAGATGGCATCACAAACCGACAGGCCATTTACAGCGATGGAAGTAGTAACATTAGCTTTTTTGCGGGTACAACGCAGGGCAGCGCGACAGCGTGGGGAACATCTACATTCCGACTTGTTACGGCCATGTTTAACGGGGCAAGCAGCGTGTTAAGAAACAACGGCTCGCAGATACTCGCAGCAAATCCCGGCAGCAACGGATTAACGGGCATCGATGTAGGTGCATTCGGTGGCGTGTCGCATTGGGGCGGCAACATATCAGAGCTGCTCATATTGGATTCAGACGAAACAAGCAACTTCACAGCACAGGAAGGCAATATCAATGGGTACTATTCGATATTTTAAACTTGACAGCGCAGAACAGGCGGAGGCGTTAAGCCGTTTAATGTGGTCGTTATGCCATGACGGCAGCAGCACCTGCACACACTTGTTTGAGTGGTACGCAGACGGCACAATCAAACTCAATGACATGGTCATACCCGTTTACATGAAAGCCGACTTTCAGCAGACTTTGGAACAAATGAAGGTTGTGCTTAACGGGTATTTGTCGGACGAAGAGGGGCAGCGGATTGCCGCGCTGCTGCGAACAGGTAAGGCAAACGTATTGGATTTAGTTCCAGCTGGGTTGAATGAAAAATTGTAAATTAACAGATAGCCAAGTTTTAGACGTTAAACGTCAGTTGGATGATGGCATCCCAATGTCGTTCTTATCTGCTATTTACGGCATTTCAATCAGCCTCATAAAAAAAATTAAGCACGGATACAGGCAATAGGTATTTAATACTAAATTTGTTTACATGAAACACTATACATTTGAAATATGTTTACCGTATATTACTACCCTGAACAGGCATCTTTCGTGCAATCCCAATTCCCATTCCTAATTTTTCAATCAGCGCAATGGATTCAACAGCACGGAGTATGGGGAATAGCACAGGAACTGAACCCACCGCAGTACAACGCGATAGCGCAGCAGGTGGACGCAAACCGCGTATGCGGGATAAAGCCGGGTCAATTCCCTCCGGGAAGTCCTATTGGGAAATAATGCGTATTAAGATGCGTTGGAATTGGCATTGGTTTAGCACTCGACACGCTGACAGGGTTAACGTTATCCTGCTGTGGTCTATTATGCCGCTGCTGATGCTGACGTATTTCTTTATGTATTATTACTTTCAGGATGCAGAAACACAATGGTACACGCTATTTGTAAGCAGACAGGCGCAAATATTTATGATGGCTGTCATTATATGGCAGTTCTACAAGAATACCCGCCATGCTGCTATCGCTACGTCTAACCTGATCCTGTCAATCTTTGAACTGCTGTTGGAATTGTTCGGAGTGAGTACAAAGGGCAGCGTTTGGGATGTGGCGTGGAAGTTGTTTATTATTTCACTTTTTATCTACTCAATTAATAGCTGGCATAAGCGCAGAAAATGACTACCCCTAAAACAGACATATGGAACTACGTTGTCACCTTTTTTGAAAAGTGGGTGCCTGTGATATTTTGGATTGTGTTGGGGATAGGTGCGAGGCTTGCGGTTTACGCTAAAAAGGAAAGGCTGACAAAGGCGCAGATTTTCACAACTACGATAATAGGCTTTGCAATAGGTGTAACTGCCTATAATCTTTGCTATGCTATAGGATGGGAAAAGTCAGCGGGATATATTACCCCTTTGGCTACGTTGGCCGGTGAAGGTATCGCGGATTGGGTGATTCTGAACGCTGGCAGGATATTGAACAAAAAAGTATTAGGCAAAGACGAATGAGGTGGTTTTATTTGTTGGCGGGGGTGTGCATTGCTGCGCTGTGGGTTTACCATTGCAACAACCCCGTTAAAGTCGTTGTAAGCGACGGAAAGGCAGAATATTATAAAAGATTAGCAGACAGCCTTGCGGAACGCACGGACAGCGTTATTTACGTCCGTGAAGTGAAGTATCGCACGGTGGTGCATTACCGCGATAGCTGGCGGGTAGATACTGCGCTCGTTCACCATTACGATACTACCTGCCCCGAACTTGCCAAAGAGAATACCATGCTCTGGGAAATTGTGGCCGATGATAGTCTGATAATCGCAAACCAGGGTCAGGTGATACGGTGGCAGGATAGCGCGTTAGATTGGAAACAGAAAGAGGTGGCAAGCCTGTGGCGGGCGGTTGATGCGTTAGATGCACAAAAAAGAAAAGCCCAGCGTTTGCAGGGCCTTTCATTTATCGGAGGGTTTGGTTTGGGTGTGTTTTTAAGGCGTTGAAATGTAGTCGATACCTTTCTGTGTTATTTCGTAATCTCCTCGACAGCCACACGGGCAACCATCGACAAGGCCGCGCCCTATTAGTTTAGCCATTTTCTTTATTACAAGTTTTTCGGGGGTGTTTGGCGGCATTGCAACGTCTATGGAGTTGTCATAACCGCTATACCACGTGCAGTTCCTTAAACCTGTTATTTTCCTTGCGTAAAGAAAATGAAGTATTGGTTTGTCTGGAATGTCTTTTAACTGCATAGCATTACGGAAGTAACCACTCACTTTTCAACTGATACACCGTACACCTGCGACCTGCATCACCCATGTTCGTGCCGACTTCGTCAATGATTTCGGCTTTCACCATTTCGGGCAGTCGCTTTCTGATTGTTTCCGCTGACCATTTGCCGCCCATACGCTGAACTTCGCGGGCTATTTGGTAATAGTTGCCGCAGTATCTTGACAGCCTCGCAATATCAGGAGACATATTAACCCATTTAATTACTTTCATCCCCTGCATGGCAATGATGATCTGCTGCTGCATGACGGTCAGTTCAGGCTTGATTGATTCAAATGATTCGCGTGATGTGGTTTTCATATCTTTTTCCTTTCTTTGTCTATTTTAATCCAAAACGTAAACCACAGAATGCGCATTGTGAAAACGCAAACGGTGATATAATTTGATGGGCCTTGTGGGCAGTCTGTTTCGAGTATAACACCAATCCCCTGAAACTTTTTTGAAAAAAACGCATTCCAGAAAACTTCAAAACGTTTCATCCCTTTACCTCCAATTCTTCGCCGGTAAGCGCGAAAAACAAATTTTGCAGTTGGTGGACTGACTTCAATTCCATTGCGTATGGTAGTTTTTCAATCCACAACATAAGATGACCTTTTGTTTTGTCGCATTCAATGTGTAGCACCCCCATTTCGTATCTGTCAAAATACGGATTTGAAATAAACCCAAACTTAACCAGCCATTCTTCGGTCAGGGGGATGGGTTGTAAATGCTCAACCCATTCAGTTATTGGGTGGCCTCGCAGCAACATACCGCAAGTATTCATTTCAGGTTCCTTTGCCGAAACCTTGTCCTTGTATTCCCAATGGTCAATTTGGAACATTTTGCCGCCCCTATCAGCGACCCAATTACCAATTCTCAATTCGTTTGCTTTCATCCCTTCACCTCCTTAAAATGCTGCTGAACGTACTTGTCAGCCTTTAAAAAGATTGTCCAAACTGGCATTCCGATTTCTGATGCGTGGCGTTCTGCGAGGAACGCATGAAGGGCTTTCACCTCTTCGGGGGTCAGCCTCATGTCGGGGGTCGGGTTAATGTCGGGGGTCGGGTTAATGTTAGTCATGCGTTTTCGTATAACCATTTAAGGGCTTCTTTCAGAGTGTTGAAAGCATGATATTCATGCGGTTTAGGCGTATTTTGTGTAAAGTGCCTCACTAATCCACTCTTAGACATCCTGTCATTTCCGCTATACGCATTAAGATTTTTATCTTTCAAAATAACAGCGTGATGATATTCTGAATCGTAATTAATCGGAAGAATCATTAGCAAATTGCCCTGATCGTCTTTTCCGACAACGTACATGTTACCAATGCGATTTACGTCAATGGTGTCTTTTGTGTTTTCTACTATTACTTTCATGCCTACGAATTTAGTGCAACAAATTACACCGCGCAAGAAAAAAGTTTACGGATTTCTGCAAATGCTATTGTAACTATTTGCGCTATTCCGTAAATTGCAGCCATGTACCGCGTTATCATTCAGAAAGACAAGGCCGACCATTACCTAACCACCGAACTTTTAATCGTGCCGCTGGCCGACTGCCTGCCGCATGGGGATGAAGTAGCACCCCACGAAGCAAAGGAATTTCGCACTATTGAGGGCGCAACGTCTGCTTACTACGGTGTTAACTGCGGCCTGCCTGGCTTTGTGTTTGACGTGGAAACAAAGGTGAAATACCATATACCGACATGAACACCATTTATCATTATATTGGGCTGATTGTCTTTTGGCTTTGCGCTTTTATCGGATTTATGGAAGTTTTAATGTTTCTGATTGACGCGTTAAAAACAAAATGTGAGTTTATTCGTGTGTTTACAGAGTACATTTTTAACAGGACATCATTTAAGAAATATATCAATGGCAGACATTAACGTAATAGTTGGCGTAAAGCCTACGGGAAATTTGGTTAAAATCGTGGACATTGTCGAAGACGGTGATTTGCACGGTGCTTTAGAATTAGCAACAATGATTCCGGTTGCTGAGATTTATGTGAATTATAAATTAAACAGCCTGCTTTATTTGGAGCATGGTGAAGATGGATTGCAAGCAAAAGTTGAAAAGGTATGAAGCGCAAAATTGAGCCGATAGTTTTGAAGGTGAGTGCCGAAGGTGAAAAGAAACTTTTGGCAGAACAAAGGCGAAGGGCTAATTTTATTGCTGCGTTTAGGCGGGGCGATAAAGATGCAGCAGCAAAGTTTGGGTTTAAATTGGTAACACCTATATGATAAAGCTTCAACAACTACTTAACGCAAAGAATAACGCAGGGCTGACCCCCGACGGCATCATTGGGGCTAAGTCTTTGGCCGCGCTGCATAATTACGTTTCTGCCGAAATAAAAAAAAGGAATTGGGTAATGCCCACGGACGGCCTTGTATGGATCAGGACGGATGACAGGCTAACAGATACCTTTGATGACTTCGTAGCCGTCTATCAGGGCGGGGTGTGCGTTGCCGCTGCGCCTTGCAGCACCACAGCAGGGGATTACTACATTTACAACCCTATTACTTACGGTGGCATCACAGGCACGGCAGTAGCGCAGGAACAGCAGGTGTTGCAATGTCACCGCTTCGTAACGGGTGCAAACTGGGCAAACCTTTGGTTAAAAGCTCCATACTTCCAACAGGTGCGGGATATGCTCATTTTCAGGGATGGCAATAAGGACAGGCAACTTGACACGAAGATTACGCAAAAAGGAATGTTCGGTATCAACCTACATCGGGGATGGGCTGGCAACAGGATTTACAACGCTTCGGCAGGGTGCATGGTTGTGCCCGATGCTTATTGGTTTGAGATTCAAAAGCGGTTCAGGTTGGGGCAACTGATAGATTTTACGTTGTTTGTGGCATAAGAAAAGCCCCCGATTTCTCAGGGGCTAAACCACAACAACAATGAAAACAGACCCTCAGCGGGTTTTTACTTTATCCGCTATGTAGTCAATTACTGCCAGCACAGCGGGGGATAATATCAGCAGGGTTTCTAAAATGGGCATGATGATTTTTCTTTAACCTGCAATTTAGGGTAATCACGCTGTATCTTTTCTGCAATGGCCTCACGCACAAAGTCACCGACACGTATATTTCTCTGCCGCAATTTGTCAAGTGTGGCGGCCTGAGTTATCGTAATCTTAACTTGAAGTAGTTCTGTATATTTAAGCATTTTGTAATACTTTTATAGCGTGTAGCCATAAGTTAGGCAACATTTATCCGAAGATAAGTTTCCTTTCATATTGTTCTTCCGTAAGCACATTATATACACCCCATCTTGTTTTAGTGATATATAAACGTTGCCTAACATCAGATACACGCAATTTTTCTTCTGCTGCACCTGAAACTTTTGTCTTTAATTTAGTCTTTTTCATTTCTATAAAATTTAGTGTTAAAACTACGTGTATCTGTGAACCGTTACATGCCATTTAAAGACAACCACGCCTTTAAGCATTTTTGACAAGTATTCGACCTTCTATCTGTTATCGGGTAAAGGTGCTTCATGTTTTCGGGGTAACCGTTTTCGTCTATGATATATTCAGATGCTTCCATCCAAAATGATTTAACCCCGCAAAGCACCTTTCTATCGTCTGTGATAATGTGTAGTTTTGTGTTTTGACCATGTTTCATACCACCGAAAGGATAATAAACGGCAGGTAACACATTATTTGCGTCAGTGGGGGCTACGTGCTTTTTTGAATCTTGGGGCATATTTTGAATTTTAGTTTGTTAATTGAACTGTGGTGGTGTAACGCCCCACCGAACGCAAATAATCGGAACGTTACCCGTTCAACTTCATTTTAAAGTTACTCTGCGCCTGTTCATGCCATGCTTTCACAGCCTCGTTAAAGCCTTCTACCGGCATATCCCGTGGGGGTATGTACCGCGCGGCCTCTTCCATTTCGCTGCAACGTACCGGCAGCAGTTTGGCGACAAGTTTAGTTAGTAGTTGTTTCATTTCCTAAAAAACCCTTCCTGAATTCTTAGTTGATCTTCCTTAATCCACAGGTCAATCTTGCGCTCCAACTTAGCTGCGCGTTCTGATATTGCGCCCGTGAACATTTTCTTTACCCTGTTGGCAGACCTGCTGCAAAATTCAGCGGTGATGCCGTCTCCGTCGTATGCCTTTTCCATGTCGTCAAGATATTCGGTTGCCTGCTGTTCGTCTGCGGGGTTGAACTCCTGAATGTATCGCGCCCAATCGTATGGGGTCATGTGTAGCTTGTTCATAGTGATTGCAGTTTTCTTTGTGCGGTTTCTAAATTTTTGTATGTCCACGCCCACGCGCCAAATGCTTCATTGCCGGGGAAAGATACACACTCGAAATATGTGTTTATTCTCCTTTCAAAAACTTCATAGGCAATTATTTCACCTTCATATGATTGTGAGTAAATATACCCTTTGTCTGTGGCTTCTATTTGCGTGTAATCAAAACCATTCTTTTTTATGTGTTTTGACAATTCTTTAATTTTCATGCTGTCAAGGCCTCCTGCACCTTCTTAGATACTTTGTACTTCTTTTGAACGTCTGCCATGCTGCCGCCACCCTTGACGAACTCACGCGCCTTTGTGAACGCTTCCGTGCCTTCGTTAAGCCACGGCTTATCATCTGTCTGTGGTGCGGGTGCGCTGGCCTTGTTGCCGTCGTCGTCTTCGTCAATGTTCAGGCCGAGGATAGCACCGAGGGCGTACCGCCTTGCGTACGTAATTGCGCTACCTACCGCCTGCGGGTCTGACTTAACGGGGTGCATTGCGTAGCTTGCTTCCATCCATTCCCCGCTTTCAGGGTGCATCAGAATTGTGGTCAGGCTATCACCATCGGGGAACTGAGCAAATGAAAGTTTAGCCTGTTTCAGCGGCTCTGCAATGGCTTCCAATATTTCAGGCAGTGGCGCGTACTTTGATTTAAAGAATGGGTTGTCGGCTGACTTAGCCACCTTTCCGCAATGAATGTGAAACGTAGCGATAGCCGCTGCAATATTCTTTATGCTGTCTGACTTGTTCATTTTACAGCCTCCTGTAATACTTCAATTAATGCGTGAACCTGTGCGGGTGTAAGGTCAATGTCATGGATTGAAGATTCATTATCTTCACGAATTTGAAGGCTCAAATGTGACCAACCTTCTTTAAACTCTGTTTTGAACTCAGCACCTTCCCAAGTTTGTTTTACTTCTTTTGTCATTATGATTTCCATATCTGTTGTTGTTTGTTTCACAAATATAGTGTAATAAATTGCACCGAGCAAGATATATTTTTACGGATTATCGCAAGTGGTCGCATAGCCTTTACGGATTATCGCAAATAATTCCTTATGATTTCCTGCGCCTGCTCGAATGACCATACAAAACAAGCCGCATACCCCCTAAATTGTAATTGTAAAATGCTATCCGCTTGCGCTTGAATGTGAGTGTTAGTTTTTAGCCTGCCATCTTTTCTTAGAGGTGGTTCTGTCTTTAATTCAATGAACAACCCTGCATGTAATTTGTTCTTAGTAATGATAAACAGGTCAGGACACTTAAACCCATCCTTTTGAATGGCCTTATTCCGCGCTGCCTGCGCTGCCGTTAGCTTGCCCTGCCCCGTGGATATGAACAGCACATCGGGGAACTCCGCGCTTAGCCATTGGCAGATTTGCTTTTGCAGGTGGTATTCAGGTTGCTTTTTCATTCCATCATATCAAATGCCCGGTCAATAACAGCCTGCCATTTAGCGGGCTTGTACTTCGCGGGGGTGTTAAGTGCCTTTATGCAGGTGCGTTCACCGCAGATATTATCCGCAACAACCGCGCGTTTGACGGCTGCCTTAAAACCCTTCGTTGTGCTGGCGTATCTGATGACCGCCTGCCGTTTAGATTCGTAATCCATTGATGCAAAGTTATGCAATAGTGTACAAATTTACAACAATGCAGCGGCACGAATTGCGCGGACGTTCGTTGTATAGAACTCCATGTTTGCAGCAAGTGACAGCGCAGATTCGGTATCAGGCAGGATATCTATGTCCTTTTCTTCAATCCTGTTGAACCGGATAACGCAGTCTTTAACTATTTTGCGGGTATGTTTGTCGAACTTGACAAGGCCGTCAATATTTCCGATGCTATGCAGCACGGTTGTGTGGTCATAAGCACCACCAAACATTCTACCCATTGTTTTTAGGCTTACAAACTTGCCCACCTCTTCGTCAATGATAAACCATGCTATCTGCCGCGCTACGCAAATTTCTCGCTTTCGTGACCTCATACACATGGCAGCGTATGGCACTCCGGTTACATCTTCAACCGCCTGAATGATTCTCATGCACGTTCTTTCGGTGGATGCTGTACACTCTTTTTGTGTTCTGTCTATTGTTTCCATTATACGTTTGTTTCTATGTAAAGTCCTGTTTGAATATCGTAGTTAAACATCTGCATACCGACCTCGCCCCAGTGGCTAAACTTCACTTTTTGCACATAAACCTCAACCGTGTTTTTAGCAAAGTTCCTGTAAACGGTTATGCCGTTGTCCGTTTTGTTGTAAAAGTTGGCAGAACCGGCAATATCGTAAAGTGACGGCACGTTATAAACACCTGCCTCGTTTCGCTGTATCTTTCGCGGGTGGGCAACAAGAAAGCAGTGCAGGTTGTGACGTTCGCAAAAGTTCACCAGTTTGTCAAGTGACTGGCCGATATACCTTGTTTCGCTGTCTGTGTACTGGTGTTCAAGTTTATTCCATGCGTCAATAACAAACCAATCAATCCCTTTGCGGTTTTTCAAAAGTGCAACGTGCTGTAATATGCTGTCAAGTGTAAAGTCGTTTTCCGGCTTGACAAAAAAGATACTATCATCCAACAGCATCATGGCCTCAAAAATTTCCTCTTGGTTCATCCGGTGCTGTCCGACAAATGGCCGCTGTGTAATCTTTCTGAGTAGCTTAGATATGTGTAGTTCCACCGGCCTGTTTTCAGGTGAGTAAAACGCGCCTTTCAGGCTATGCCGCTGCAATAGTTTCACCAGCAGGTGGTCGAGAAAGTCAGATTTACCGTGACCGGGTACGCCTGTTATCGTTGTAAGGTAGCCTTTGTGAAATTTCAGCAACCTGTCAAATCCCAGCATCCCGGTTTCGTATCCCGGAGGCAAACCATAGTTGTACAGATTTTCCACCTCTTGCAGGTAATCTCTGATTGCAAATACACCTGTCATTGGGAACTCAACAAAGTTCCGGCATGCGTCGACAAGCGCAAGGCCACCGTTCTGCATCAGATACTCGTTAGCATCCTTGCACTCGCCCCATTCAATGTAGTTGCATTTCTCTTTCCCAAACCTGTCTGCAATAGCGTTTCGCAATTCAAGTCCGGGGCTATCATTGTCAACCGCAATATGTATTTTCTGAACGCTGTCAAACAGCGGCATGAACTTATCAAAGTATTGCAGATTCTTTGCGGCTCCGTTAGGTACGCTGATAACATTGTTAATACCTACCTCAATCAGCGACAAAGCATCCATTTCGCCTTCAACTATCCACACTTCATCAGCGTTAATGATGCAGTCAATGTTATATGGTATCAGTTCGGCATCCTTGAAAAGTTTAAAGTTCTTTCTGCCGTCACGATATTTCACATTCACCAGTTCGCCATTCAAAAAGTAATTAAAACCGATTACAGCAACTTTTTCATTCACCTGCGGCATAAACTCCGTTTCGTGCGAAATATTCATTTTAAGGCAGGTTTCTGCGCTTATACGCCTACCTTCAAACCATTTCAAAACTTTGTCAGGCAGATTTGTGTTGTTTTTCCACTCCGGTCGAACGTACTTTATTTCGTTGGTGCGCTCAATGATTGCACCTTTCCAGTTGCAGTGGTGGCAGAACCATGTCTTTTTGTCAAGGTTTATAGACAGGCATTTGTCGGTTTTCTTTTTGCGGGTGTGACTGCACTGCGGGCAAATAGTTTGAACTTCACCTGCTGTTTTGCCGTGAGGCAGTTCTATGTTGTAGTATGCAAAGTTCATGTCAGTAAACCATTATTCTGCGGTGTGGTGGCTGTGATTCGTCTATGCACCTGCCAAGTTCATCCATGTACGGCTGTCCGTTTGCCTGCGGCTTTTCTTTTTTCAGCCAGTTACGCGCTGTAAGGTACAGTGATTTATACTCTTTGTTCCTTTTGTAGTTCTCGATCCTGTCCAGTATATCGTCAACCTGTGCAAGAGAATAACCAGCGGCCACAAGTTCGTCAACTTCATCCTGCGTTATTGACAAATGACCAAAAGCCCTATATACTTTCTTTTCATTATTATCATTCTCTTCATTCTTGTTAGTGTCCGTCTGCTGTCCGTTTGCTTTACTACTTGGTTTCTTACTTGCTTTGTTTTCTGCGTTATCGTCTGCCTGATAGTCTTCGTACTTAACTATTGACAATAAAGTAGTTACGTTGTTTTTTTGCCTTACTATCTGCCCGTCTGTTTCAAGTATCAAAATAAAGCGTTCTACCTTGCCTCTGCTCCACTTCCATCTGCTGGCCAGCGTTTCAAGGCCATACCCAACCTGACCGCGCTTAACAACAACACGGATTCCGCGCTGTATAATGTGACCTTCTTTGTGGTTCGCTATCAGTAATAAGTCAACCCATGCCTGCATCCGCGTAAATGGTTCTGCATGATACATAGGGTTGTCCATAATCTTCCGGTGTATCTTTATCCAGCCGCTCACAACTGCCTCCGTTTCTTTTCGTATTGCAGGGTCAAAACGTCCGTTGCAAGGTCTGTTTTTTTCAGGCGGTAAACCTGATAGTTAATCTTCTTTGTGATTTCCTGAAACTCTAAGTTGCCAAGTTTAGCAACAAGGTCATTCTCAATAATGACAAGTTCAGCGTCTGTAAGTTTGGAATAATCTTTCAATGTAGTGGAATTTAAAAAATGGGCGGGCAAGGTACGCCACTACACGACCGCCTGAATGAAGTTCAGGAACGCCCGCCCATAAGATTTTTGCTGTATGATTTCTCATTTCAGTCGTGTAGTGTTTTACAAATATAGTTCTTTTCTGTTAAATGTCAAGCGTTGTCTGCGGATTTTGTTCCGGCTGCTCTTCCATGTATTCCTGCCAGCTTTCGTTTATCCGCTGCTGCCATCCCTTTTCCCATTCCGTGAAGGCATCGCTGTTTGGCGGGTATGGGTTGATGCCGTCATGCTGTTCGTTAAGGAACTCGTCAGCGGCTTTATATCCGCGGTTAAAATAGGTGTTCATGGTTTGCCATCCTTTACTTTGGCGATTAATTTTAAAAAACCACCGCTACAACTTGCATTATTACCGAGAAATAAAACAGCTTTCTCCAAAGCATTCAGCAGTTCGTCACGCCGTTGTTTCAGGGCTGCGATTTCGGCTGCGGGGTCATCCATGCCTTGACAAGCGTTCACGCAGGCGACAGCTCGGGAATAATCATCAAATGACATATTTACTCTGCCGCCACCACCCATACTGAGTGATGAAACTCCGTGTGTAGCATTCCCCCACGGTTCGGGTGTATGTTTCTGTGTCATGGTTTTATGTGTTTGTTATCTGTGATATAGCTTTTCCCGCCCTTCTGCACCCGGTAAATGCCCGGCTGCACTTCCGTCACCGTCTTACAGCAACCCAGCAGGATCATGATGGTAGCGCAGACAGCGCAGATGATGATGAAGTCACCGAATTTGCGGATTGGTTTATTATTTTTCATAGTCAATCCATATCTGATATGTCAAACGGTGCTTTTTTAAGCCTGATTTGTTTGAGTCTCTGAGCTCTACGCACACCCCTAAAATAATTACGTATGTCGTTTTTTACACTATCTCCCATATATGTATAAGAAATATACCATCGAAGTAGTTTCTGTTTTAGTTTGCGTAATCGTTTCATGGCTGCACCTCCAGCATTTCGATAAGAATCTCTACCTGCCTCTTTCTCGCAGCAGCCGACGCAGCAGCCGACGCAGCATCCCTCGCAGCCATCGCAGCCCACGCAGCAGCCGACACCGCAGCCGACGCAGCATCCCACGCAGCATCCCTCGCCGCA